ATCACCTTCCTTGAAAAGAATTGATGGATTGATCAGCGCATAGTTCTTGAGAACTGCCAATGTTTTTGCTTCGAGTTTCATTAAATTTGTCCTTTCACGATTGCCATAATTTCAGATGGAGTTTCCATACAAGAAATAATCTTGCCTGATTTTAGAACCAATGCCGTAACATTGGGACGTTCGTCATTCGCTGTGATAATGATAGACTTTTGTTTAGTGTATCGTTCCATCACAACAATATCCATAGCATCCACCCACAATTCATAGTTTGGTTCTGGGTGTGTCAATTCAATCATCATATTATATTACCTCACTTCTTCTTTTTCTTACCACCAAGAGCAGTTGGATCAGCTGTTGCTGCTGCACCAATTGCTGCAAGATCTGCTAATGAACCACCGAAGATATAGCTGCCAACGTGTTGCAACTTCATCCATGGGCAGAACCAAGTACGAATATTTGCTTCCTGAGCTTTCTGACAGAACCAATAATCTTCTGAAAGATAGCGTTCTGACTTAGGATCAACCTCTGCTTGGAAGTACATCATAATCTTACGGCTACCATCAAAATGTTCTGTACGAACATGGTCAGGACGATACAGATATTCAGGATATTTTTCGTTGAACTTTGTGAATGCATCTTTAGTGATCATCATAAATCCTGTACCAATTTCAAGAACTTCAACTGGCTCATCAATACGAATTGACTGTTGTCCACCTTTAGGATTAAACACATAGTCACCAACGAACTTCTCAAGCACGTTTGGATCTTCGTCAGCAATACCCTTATCAACTGCAAGCTTAATTTTTTCCCAGCTGATGCACTTCTTAGGATATGGACCACCGATGATCTCATACTTCTCTGGTTCATTCGCTTGAAGAGCCATGAGAGCAATAACGTCTTGTGGATTGAAACCGATGTCAGAATCGATGAACATCATATGTTGCGCAGAAGCGCGATAAAACTCATCGCAGCAATAATTGCGAGCACGCGTAATCAAAGACTCATTAAACAAAAAGTAAAACTGTAAAGGAATACCATACTGAGTACAAATAGCAGATAAGTCAGCGCATGACTTAGCAAACATACCAGCGCACTGACCGCCATACATCGGAGTTGCTACGAACAAACCACGTTCACGCAACTTTTCCATGTCAATTTTTATTTCCATTCTTTAATCACCTTTCTTGAGATAATGATTTACGTACAAACACATTAAAACGTAATGCAATGTTTTCATTAAGTCAGCTTTATTGCTGCCACCCTTTTTACCATATCGCCAAAGATATTTGAGAGCTGTGTTACGGAAGGTGGGCATTGAGTCACCGAGAGCAATCCACGCATCGAAACATTCTATCTTATTATCATCGGTTTTATAGTGCTGAGAGTATGTCTGATCTATATAGGCTTTGAAGTCAGCAATAATCTGTCCTTCTGCATATTTATAGTCAATTTTTTCTTTTTTGTTATCGTAATAATCTTCAGGCATCGGCATCGATTTTCTCCACAATCGCATTAAATACTCCTTGCTGTTCTTCTTGATTATTATTCTGATAACTTTCAACATGCATTGATAATGTAAGATTAGATAATATGTTGCTGATCTTGCTTTCGCGTCCAGCCAACCAAGTAGCATTCTGATTGCTACCACGCTCTTTATATCTTTCCTGTCTTACATCAGCTGTTGTTTCTAAATGAATAATTGACAAATCATACTTGTCAGCGCAATCTTCAAGAAATGAAGCAGTGAATAATCTATCACCTTCATATAATACTATAGAATCAACAGGAAGGCAAGATAAAAATTTGATAGCTTCAGGTTGTACTGCCATTGACATGCGGTCAGTACCAGCGAATGTTTCGCCTTCCTCATACTTTCCTAAAATGTAAAGATTATTGTTTTGAAGATATGGAACAAGTTTGACTTCATCATATTTTGGAGTCACACCATAATGTTCAATGATTCTTTTCATCAGAGTAGTTTTGCCACTACCTGGATTACCACCAATCGCAATTACTTTCATTATCACTCCAAAAAAGATTCAAGACCTATTGGTTTATGTTCAAATAGTCCTGTTGCATCAAGTATTTCATTTTCTAAGTATAGACTCATTTTACTATTATCTATCTTATTAGTCAATAACTTTTTTTGTAAAGTTTCAACTCTAGAGTCCCACAATGGTTGCCAGTCAATACCAAACCAACCATCTTTTTCACATTGTGCGATTTCTTCAGCTTGTCTATCTATATAGTAACCAAGATATCGACCATGCTTAGTTCTGAAAAGTTTTTTAAATGAACACAGGCATGTTTCCATATCAAAGTAATCAGTGTTAGGAAACTCTTCTCTTACTTGTTGTAAGATATAATTCGCCTGTTCATCAAGATATTCTAGCTGTTTGCTAGTCAGCTTTTGATCATACCAATCATCCTCACCAACAGCCATACAAAGACCATTGCGATGAGAACGAGAACCATCATGATCATTAAGCATTAGATTGCTTGGTTCAATTGGCATGTCACAACACTGCTTCAGTGTCTGTAAATAGAACCAAGTTGAATAGCGACCGAACTTATGGAATTTGCTTTTTACTTCTAACCAAAGACGATCAAAGTTTTCTTGTGGTGATGAATCAACGAAAGGCGCAAATGTTTCTCGTTGCGAACGATTATCAACCCAATTTTTGTAAGAAACAAACTGAGCTGGTAAATGACCTTTGTTCCATTTAGTGTCAGTTTGGTAGCGTAGACGTTTATAGTTTTCGTTGTTCCATTTTGTTAATCGATCAACGCCAACCAATTCCATGTCTGGAAACTCATTCCAGATAACCCAAGTTGTGGGAAGATAATACGTTGTGCCGTAGAGCCAAGCAATCCAAAGTTTTTGTTCTTTGTTATGCTCGAATCTACGGAACAAGTAGTTGGTCATGAATATCGCTGGATCACAATCTTTAATTGAAAGTGACCAGCGATACCAGTTAATAAAGTCTTTAGTCCGCGAATGCAGGGAGAACCTCAACAGTTATTGGTAAATTAGCAAACTTTATAATTTGCTTTAGCTTTTCGATGTGCTTTTCTTTTTCTTCAGTAACAAGCTCACTTTTGCTGTCATAGTAGAAAACGATAGCACCCTTATGCAATTTATCAGAATACATTGCGTTATGAATATACCCGATAGCCTTTGCAAACTTTGCTTCAGAAGCTTTAATGAAAACGCAAGATATATCTTTCGATACATACTTCTCCCATTTATAACGCTCAACGAAAGCCGAATCATATGTGAGAAGATTTTTCTCATACTTTAATTCAGCAAGTTTCTTTTCGTTGTCGTTAATAATAGAAACAAGTATACCATTAAGCTGTTGTCTTGAATCGCAAACTTTAGTAAATCGTGAATAGATTACCTGTCGTGCGCGATCAACATGACTTGGTTTAGAAAGATCAAAATTGTGACGATGAATATAATTTGTCACATTGCGTTTTAAATCATTCCAGCTGTTAGAAGACTTAATTTCTTTAGATGGTTTGTTTTCATAAAGACCAACAAGATCATAGTTGTCTTGACGTTGTAACTCTGTTTCACCAAACTCACTCTCATTAATGAAAACAACTGGAAGTGTTTCCCAACCAACTATTCCATTAGCAGCTTCAAAACGACTATTACCATCAATAATCATTTTTCCATTTGACTTAACAACGACAACAATTGGACCATAGATTTGTCGAGCGCTCGCTGGATCTTCCATAATTGCGGTGCGGATCTTACGAATGTTCTCTAAATCTTTATCCTTACTACGAACTTGATTGCGAGAATATCTAGCAATCTCACTTGCAAGAATTTGATGAATCTCAAATTCACCATTCTTTATACGCTGTGAAAGTTGTTCAGCAAAATCAACATCCTCATCTTTCTGAATCGGTGGAATTGCTTCTGTACGACCTTCAATATAATCAATGACTAGCTGTTTAGTTTGCTTCGGTATAAGCGACTCATCGCCCTTACTACCATTATTGCTCGGATTGTACAACTTATCTTTCGAAGTTGCAACCGCATACTTAAGAGCAAACCATTCAACTGATTTTGCGATATTCGAATCATCACTAGAGAAAAGAATAGACTTCTTCAATAGTCCATGCGAATAGTCGCGCCAAAACTCTGTATTCTTAAGAGAAGTAATATAGGTATGCTCCTTGTCATTTGGAGACTTATAACCAATGTTCATCTTACCATTATTAACATTACGCCATGCGTATACATATGCTTTAGACATTTTGTACCTCGTTTATTACCTAGATGTTTATCACAATGAATGTTGGTATCAACCAACAGTTATAATACTACTATAGTTTCTAATAGATGTCAAGCCCTTTTTTGAATTTCCTTTGGAAAATCTCTACGCACCCTCCTTTTCCTTTACGATTCATTTCTTTGTATATCACATCATCCAATTCGTAGTTGTTCTCTTCGAATTTAAGTGACGTAATCTCAAACATTGCAAGCTGACAACCACTCTTTTGTTTTCCAAGAAACTGTATTCCAATTTTCTCATAGAATGGTATAGCTTCGATTTCAGAAGAAACTCGAAAATAACTGGCGCTGCTTTTTATTGCATAGCTTAATCCGTAATTGCAAAGCTCTCTCGCTACTCCTTTACCTCTGAACTTATAGAAAGTATGAAGAAGCTGAAGATTAGCAATTTTCTTTTTTGCTATTGTTACAAGTATTGCACCAGCCAACTCGCC